GTAGCGGCCCAGGGTGTCTTTGGTGAGCTCGATCTTAGCCCAGTCGATGAAGTGCAGGACGTGGCCACTGGCGGGGAACCGGGCCAGCTGCGCCTGCAGCATGGCCAGGCGCAGGTCGTCGATGCCGTTCTGCTGATCGACAGCGAACGCCGCGTTGAACGCGGATGCCTGCGGCACGATGCCTTCCAGGTTGGTGCCGGTGCCGTCGCCGAACAGAATCTGCTGCTCTTCGGCGTACTTCAGGCCGTAGCGCATCTCGGCGTCGATGGTGGACGCGAGCTGGGCGAAGTCGTCCAGGATCTGCTTGGAGGCCTTGAACATATGGGCCACCGTTTGCACCGGGGTGATCTTGGAGTTGAACGCGATGTCGCTGTACGGCTTGGTGGTGTTTTCGGCCACGGTCGCGGCGTTGTTGGTGAAGCCGGTTTGCTGGACCCAGAAGATCGCCGGCGCGCCGGTGCGGCCGGGGGAGATCAGGTCGCGGATGAACAGACGCTGCTTGGGCATCACGTCGATGCCGGGCAGGCGCTGGGGCTCCACAATGCCGTCGGGCACGTCCGGGCTGGTGAGGGCGTCCTGCACCGGCACGCGCAGGCTGCGGCCCTGCTCCAGACCGCTGGCGAAGGGCTTCATCTTCTCGTTGGCGATGACGATCTGCCCGGCGCTTTTGGCCACTTCCTGGGCCCGGCCCAGCGGCATGCGGGCGAAGTCCTGTTCCAGTTCGCCGAGGCTCGCCTGCAGGGTTTTCACAGACTCGGCCAGGCCGTTGTGTTGGGTGGCGATGCGGTCGACCGCATCCTTGGTTTCAGCAGAGAGCTGGCCGGATTGCTGCGCTTCTTTCATTGCGGCTTCGGCCTGCTTGCTGAATTCGCTGGAGACTTTCTCCAGCTGGGCCGTGGCTTCTTTGAGAAGCTCGGCGTTGGTTTTGTCAGCCATGGTGTTCTCCGGTTACGCGGGTTGGGATGGTGAGAGTCGCTCGAGCAGCGCTCGCATCTCGGCGACAGCGGCCGTTTCGGCCTGGGTGTCGGTAGCGTCGTGCGTACCGGGGCCGGCAGCGCTGGGCGTGCCGGTTTTGAGATCTTGCATCAGGGACCGCCGCTCGCTGCGCGGGACGCCGGCGCGGGCCAGGATGACGTCCAGCTTGCGGGCGGCGACGGTATCGGTGTGGCGGTTGTCGGCGGACTCGCGGACGTCGTCACCGCTGAAGAGGTTGTCGCACCAGCCGGCTTTCACGGCTTCGCTGCCGCCGATCCAGGTTTCGGCATCGAGCGCCTCTTTGACGTCGTCGAGGCCCAGGCCCGTCCGCGCGACGTAGATGTCGGCCAGTGTGAGGTCAAAGGGCTCCAGCCAGTCGGCGATGGCGCGCAGGTCGTGACGATTGCCGCAGGTGCAGACCCAGGAGTTATGCACCATCAGGAACGCGGCGCGGGCGATCTGCCGGTCGTCGCCGGCCTGGGCGATGAACGACGCGGCACTGGCGGCCAGGCCGATCACTTTGGTGGTGACGTGCCCTTTGTGCTGGCGCAGCAGGTTGTAGATGGCCAGGCCCTCGAAGACGTTGCCGCCGGGGCTGTTGATCAGCACGGTGACGTCCTGGTTGCCAATGGCGCGCAGGTCCTGCTGAATCCGTTTGGCGGTGACGCCGTCGCCCCAGAGATCGAAGCCGATGGGGTCCATGATGGAGATCGTGTTTTCGCCCTCGCCGTCCTCGGCGGCCATGAGGCTTGGGTTCCAGCGCTCCAGGGCGCTGGGGGCGATATCGCAGCGCACGCCGTCGCGCGGTCGCGCTTGCGGCGCGGCCGGGATCTGCTTGATCGTCATGGGGTACTCCGGTTAGTCGGTCGTGCCGTTGCGGCCAGCCATCCACGAGGCGGCCACGCGATTGGCGGCTTCTTGGACCTCGCCCAGCTTGTCGATGGGCACCAGGTTGGACTGGACGGTGAAGATGTCGCCGCCCTCGAACGGGGGCTGGTTCTCCCGCCGGCGGATCTCATTGCGATTCATGTAGCCGTTCTGAGCTGCGGAGGCGTAAAACTCGGCCCGCCCCTTGGTGTCCGTGCGGAGCAGGCCTTCCACGGCGAACTCGAAAAAGAACGGGTGGTCGCCACCGAGCAGGCCCATGTTGAGTTCCTGCTCGATGTTTTCGATCAGCGGGCGCAGCGTGTTGGTCAGGAACTGAAGGTTCATCCCTTCCACGCTGGACGCCCAACTGCTCTGCTTGGTTGTGTGGCCCACCATGAACGGCGGCACGCGCCACCAACGGCAGATTTCCTCGACGTTGAACGACCGGGTTTCCAGCATCTGGGCCGCTTCGGGGTCCATGGTGATGCCTTCGTACTTCAGGCCGGCTTCCGCCACCATCAGCTTCCCGGCGTTCTTGGAGCCCTGGAAGGCGGTGAGCTTTTCGCGCAGATCCTCGCGCTGGTCTTTGGTCAGGGTCTTGTCCGTGGACAGAAAGCCGGACGCCTGCAGGCCTTGGGCGAACACCTTGCTGGAGGCTTCGTCAGCAGCGATGGCGGAGCCGATCACTTCCTTCCCTGTGTTGACCGGCATCATGCCGGTGACGCCGTCCAAGCCGAACCCGCGAATGTGGACGATGTCCCGCTCGGGGATGACGCGCCGGGAGCCTTCCTCGGTGTAGGTGTACTCGAGTCGCCCGGTGGGCAGGCGCTTTACCGTGACGTTCTGGGGCAACAGCGGGTGCAGCGCGACGATCCGTGCGCCGATCCGGCGCTTCTCGATAAAGGCGTTACCGCGGAGGCAGATGCTGGCGATCACCAACAGCATGAACCGCGCGGGCGTCATCTCTGCGTTGGGACGCTGACAGAGCAGCGCGTACATGGGGTGATCGGTGGCCGCTTCGCGTGAGCCGTCTTCCCCGCGACGGTAGAGCTTCAGCGGGAGGGTGGACACGGTTTCAGAGAGCAGCCGCACGCAGGCCCACACCGCAGAGAGCTGCAATGCCTTGTCGACGTTCACGGCCTGGCCGCTGCTGCTGGTGGCGCCCAGCTCCCGCCAGAATTCACCCGTGGTCAGGCTGACCGGCACGCCCAGCCAGTTCAGGATCGCGGCTTTCACCCGTCCTGGCTTTCTGGTTTTCGGTGTGTCTGCCATTTAGACGCCTACCATGATGGGGGATTCGAGGAACCCGTCGAGGTCGCCCCGCTCGACCAGTTCGGTGAGGGTGAGGGCCGTCGCCATCACTGACGCGACAATGCCGTCCACCCGTCCCGTGCTCTTGCGTTTGTCCACCTTCCGATTGCCTGCCGGGTCCTGCTGGTACACGGCGTTCGCCGCACACCAGGTGAGAACCGGGTGGCCGCTGTGCCGAAGCTCGCCATTGATCAGACGGCGCTCGAATTCGTCCACCGCCGGCGCCATGGATTGGAAGCCCTGGCCGACCGGGATCAACGGAGGCAGGCTCGCCCCTTCGTCCTCGATCAAGGTGTTGAGGTCCTCGATGCGCCAGCGGTCGTAGCCGATGCCCTGCAGGTCGAACTGATCGGCGATCTCGACCAACCGCTGCAGCACGAATTGTTTCTTGATCGCTTTGCCGGGCGTCGTCTCCAGGTGCCCGTCGGCCAGCCATTGAACGTAGGGCACCCTGTCCTGTTCGCCCTTTCTGGCCAGGCCCTCGTTGGGCAGCCAGAAATACGGCACTAGGCGCCAAACCGGGTCACTCTCGGTGGGCTCGAACAGCAGCACCAAGGACGTCAGGTCCTGGGTGCTCGACAGGTCGAGCCCGGCGTAACAACGGCGGCCCAGCAGCTGCAGCACGTCGTAACCGAGATCCTGCGCGGCGACCCAGGCGTCCCGCGAGATTGCCGGGTTGTCGGCCTGTACCCACTGGCAGAAGTTCAGCCGCCGCACGGTGGCTTCTTTCGAGGGCATGCCCCGCGCCTGGGTGACCTGCTCGCGCAGGTACTTGAGGCCGGGGATGCCGTGGCTCAGCGAGGGGTTCGCCTTGTACCAGCAGTCCTCATCGTTGAACGGGTCATCGGTGTCGTCCATGCAGCAGACGAAGCCGAAGAAGCTGTCATCGACCAGCGCGCCGGAGGCGACCTTCCGCGAATACTCGTGGTAGTCCCAGCAGACCGTCAGCTGGTCGGTACCGGAGTTGGTGATCATGAAGATCAGCGCCTGCTCGCGGCTTTTGGTGCCGGCCCGCATCATCTCCACCACCATCCCGGTCTTGTGCTCGTGGATCTCATCGAGCAACGCCACGTGGGGACGCGGGCCAGACTGCCCATCGTCCGCCGACACGGTGCGGAAGAAGCTGCTGGTGCGGTGGTACGCCAGGTTGAACTCTTTGCCCGCGGCGCCCGATTTCACGATGCGTGTGGTCAGGATCGGTGACTGGTCCACCATGGCCACGGCGTCACGGAACAGGATTTGCGCCTGGTCTTTCTTCGTCGCCGCGGCGTAAACCTCGGCCCGCTCTTCGCCGTCGGCGGTGAGCCCGTACAAACCGACGCCGGCGGCCAGCGGCGATTTACCGGACCCTTTGGCGGTCTCCACGTAGGCAACCCGGAAACGCCGGTAGCCCTCGTTGTCGAGCCAGCCGAACAGCGAACCGACGATGAAGACCTGCCACGGCAGCAGCTTGAACGGCTGGCCCTCGAAACGGCCGCCGTTGAGCTTGAGCACTTCCTCGAAAAACCCGATGGCCCGCGTGGCCGCCTCCAGGCTCCAATGAATACCGCGCGCCGGTCCCTCTTCCAGATCCGTCAGGTGGCGTTGGCAGGCGTCGCGCACCTGGGGCCCGGCGATGAGATCACCGGCGACCACGGCCCGAGCATAGGCCGTGGTGCGGTCCTCAAAGTCCGTATTTTCGGGCGGTGTCGGCTTGGTCATTGGGGAACAGTTCGCCCTGGGTGGCGACGCCGGCGCCGAGCTTGGCGCGCGCCGAGGGGTTCAGCCCGAAGCTGCCACCGGCGACGCGCATGCGCTCTTCCGCGCGATTCGCCACCTGCATCCAGACGGACATTTGCTTGTAGCCGCTGGGGGTGTTCATCACGTAGCCGGCATCGTCCAACTCGGCCATTTTCTCGCGGGCCTTTTTCCAATCCGCCCAGGCGGTGCAGTACACGGCCAGTTCGGCGCGGTCGACCTTGGCGATCAGGCCGAGAATCACCAGGTCTGCGGTGATCCGGCGCCACTCCGCCCGCGCATCTTTCGAGAGAAAGGCGGGGCACGGCGGTGGCTCGACCTTGAGCGCCGGCGTTGCATCTAGCTCGTGACCCGGCTTCTTCGACGGATTGCCCCGCAGCAGGTGGACGTTCCCCGGCAGCGGGCGCCGACCGGAGTTGCGATTTCCTGACATTGCGGTGATCTCCAATAAGATTCAGGGAGTACCCGGGTCGAGATACCCCCCTCCCATTTTTCCCGGTTTTACGTGCGGAGGGCCCGCTCCGGTCTCCCTGGCAAGGGTCGTGAACTTTCGACGCACCCTCCCCCTGGCGCCCGGTCGGGGTTCAACTCCAGTGGTGGTTCGGGTCGATCGGTATTCCGCTGGCATCGCACCCGGGCAGTGCGCCACCTCGTTCAAGCCTTTGCTTGTCGATGTCGTGGCAGGGTTTGCAGAGCGCCTGCCAGTTCGAGCGTCGCCAGAACAGCTTCATATCCCCGCGGTGAGGGACGATGTGGTCGACCACGGTTGCCGCCGCCACCCGCCCGCGCTTCTGGCAGAACACGCACAACGGGTTGGCGGCCAGGTAGTCCTCACGAGCCTTGCGCCAGCGCCGCCCGTATCCGCGCTTGGCGGCAGATTCGCGGGGATCACTGCTCATTGGCAGGCCGTTCGGATGAATTCCTGGCAGGCCGTGAGCTGGTGCCACTGCCTGGTGTATCGGGCCCGGAAATCCAGATAATCCTGTTCAGCAGCGGCAGTAAGTTCGGGGGCTCGCTCATCATCCACGCTGGCGGCGCCGGTCTCGGTGGGCACGTCTCCGCAACTTGCTGCGACGCGCATCCCGTGAGTACCGTCAGCAAGGCGACGGCGCAGATCGCTGATCTCTTGATCCGCATCTTCAAGCTCCTGGGCATGGTGTTGGTCGAGCTCGGCGACTTGGTCACGCCACGCCGCGCCCTTCGCAGCCGCCGCCTGCTGGGTATCAGCGACCAGCTGAGCCTGGGCCAGCTGGTATTGAGCGTGCAGCTCGCCGAGGCGCCATCCGTTGATGAACCATCCCACCGCCACCCCGACAGCCAGCAGCAACACCGCGACCACCAACCGGCTTTGAATCATCGCACGCAGATCTCGTACTCAGCCTGGCGGCGCCGGACCAAACCCCGCAGCTTACGACCACCTGCGTACACCCAACGCTTGAGCTCCGCGCACCAGGTGTGGGCACCCTCGCCCTGGTTGATCAGCGCCACCAGGGTGCTGCCACAGGCGGCACCGACACCGACGTTATAGGTCCAGCTCAACAGGGCCGCCCACTGATTCGGTGATAACTGACCCTCGACACAGCGGCGCAACCCGGCGAAGTGGTCGCGCATCTCTTGCTGTAGAAGCTCATCGCATTGCTCAGGCGTGGCTTGATCACCCAGCTGGACACCAGCGGTAATCCCATCGCAGATGGTGGGCACGCCCACGGCGTCTTCATAGGCGGTGAGCTCGCGGCCTTCGAAGTGCATGATGACCGGCGCCGCAATGGCGAGAACGGCAGCCGCGAGGCCACCCGCAACGACCTTCTTCACTGGCGCTTCCTCCACGCTGTCCACATCGCGTGCAGGTCACGGACCGCACGGATCAGCTTCGGGAGCGCGATGATGGTCACGATCGCCACGTAACCGATGTTCATCAGCAGCAGCCACATATCGATCGGCAGGCCCATAATGAGCGCTCCTGACATAGCCACGGGTAGAGCCGCCGTACCGATCTGCGGTGACGGGTTCGGCGTAGTCACTCTGTCACTCCCGCTCTGCATAAGACCTCCAGCTAATCGGCATCCCCAATTGCCAGAACGAAAAGGCCCGCTCGACGGCGGGCCATGGTTTGGTGGCAGCGGCAGGGTTCGAACCTGCGACCTCGGGAATATGAGCCCCGCGAGCTACCTCTGCTCTACGCTGCGCCGGAAACAAAAAAGGGCCCGCCGGAGCGGACCCTCTGTCGCGGCCCTGAAGGCCGTTTATTAGGCGGCCCGCCGAAGCGGACCTGGGGGAGACAAGCATAAAAAAACCCGCCGAAGCAGTGCTTGGGCGGGTTTTCTCCACGATGGGAAAAAGGTAGGCGTTTTTGTCCGGGTCGTCAAGCGTCAAGATAAAAAGCGCGCCACAATCTCTCAGGCGGCCTCTTCGCCAAACTGCTTCCAGAGGTGCCGAAGCACCCGATCTTCCAGGGAAACAAGCTCTGCAAACAGTTCGTCGGCACGCTGGGCCCAGGTGTCGTTGAACGTCGACTTGGTGATCCCGGCAATGGCGGCGCGGTCGCGCTCGCTCAGGCGAACCACACCGCCGCCCTTGCAGCGCCCACACTCGGTCCAGCGCCTCACCCGCTCATCGCTGCCGCGCTCCACCGGAACCTCCAGCCACCGCTTACCTCGGCCCAGGCAGTGCGGGCACCGCGTCGGGTTCACCAGCTCATAGACCACCAGCAGCGCCAGGCCGTCCGCGTAATTCTGTTTCCAGCCGCGCTCAATACAACGCCGACGGAAGCGGGCCATCACCCAGTCCCGAAGGGCCAGCTGACTCTGGTTGTCGTCGGCGTACTTTGCCAGCCCCACCAGCACCACCTGCCGGGGCAGGCTGCCCATGCCCAGCGCCGCTGCCACGTCGCTGGCCGGAATCAACACCGGGCCGCCACCCCCACCGTCCAGCCGGACGCCTTTCGCTGTCATCTTGCCAAGCAGCCGCACCGGGTTCATTGCTCCCCTCCTACCGTTGAGTTGTTGTTTCGCGTGGAACATTGCGGGTGTCCAACCTTGTCCAACCCCTGAAAAGGTTGGACAGGCTGAAACCCGCATGAATACGGCTTCTGTCCAACCTGTCCAACCTGTCCAACCTTATCTACACACACAAGAGAAAGCCCAAGGCTTACCGCTCGCACACGGGCGCGCACGTGTGCGCGGGGAAAGGTTGGACAGGTTGGACAGGTTGGACACCGCCAGTAACGGCGCGGGTTAGAGCGCGTCCAACCTTGGGCAGAGGTTGGACAGGTTGGACGCTTCATAAGGCTTTCGGCCTCTCATAAACCCACTTACGCATGGCGCTGCCGTTGCGCTGGGTGATGGTCTTCTTCCGTTTCGTCCAGCCCAAGCGCGACATGATCATGCCGACGCGCGTCTGCTCAGGCTGGCGCATGTGCGACGGCTCCAGGTGGAGCGCGCCCTCCATGATGGCCGCCGTGGTGTAGTGGTCGTCCGAGTGGACAGGGTCGGCCAGCCACTCGCGAATCAGGTCCTCCCACACGTCCGCCGAATAGCGCGCTTCCTGCTGCTCCTCGAAGAGACCCTTGTCGTGGTCCTGCACCCACCAAGGCTCATTCAGGCGATACAGCTGCACCGCTTCCGCCCACAACTGATCGCGGTCGCGCGCCAGGGCCTGCTGATCCAGCTTGTGGCAGAACACCGGCCAATATCGCCGGTTGCCGGTGGGATCCTTCAGGTAGTTGTCCTGGTTGGTGGTACCGGCGAACACACACTGCCGTGCGAACGCCTGGGTGCGTCGTCCATAGGCGGGTCGGTAGCGGTCCTCTTCGGACGCAAAGAACTGCTTCGCCCGGGTGCTCTCTGCTTTGTTGAAGGCGTCCAGCTCGGCGAGCTCACAGAGCCAGACGCCTTGCATCTGCTGGTACCCGTCTTTCTCGCCGAGCGCAAAGTGGGTATCGGTGAACCATTGGCCGCCCAGAATCGCCAAGGCGGTGGATTTGCCCAGCCCCTGCTTGCCTTCCAGGATCAACACGCAGTCGGCTTTCACGGGGGGGCGCATCACTCGCGCCACCGCCGCCACCAACCACATGGTGCCCACCAGCGAGACGTACCGCTCATAGCGCCGCCGATCGCTGTCTTCATCACCGAGCGGCTCTACACCCAGGTAGGTAGTTAGCCACTGGCGCACCCGTGGCTTCTTATCCCACACCAGGCCGTTCAGATAGTCACGCACCGGGTGGAAGCGGTTCGCCTGGGCCACCACCACCACCGCGCCATCCGCGTCCCCGGTCTTCGGTGTAAAGCCGTAGCGTTTGCACATCCAGATGCGCAGGCGGTCTGTGTCGGCATCGGTCCACTCGCCCACCTCGCCACTGTCAAAGGGCGGCGGCTGACGCTTCATCACCCGATAGCTGAAATCACAGTAGCCCAGCACCCCGGCCCACTCTTTATCGTTCTCAAGGACATGCTTGGCGTTGAAGATGTTGGCCGCGAAGGCACCGGTCTGGGTTTTGGTCAAATCGGCCCGCCAATCGCCGAACTGTGGAAACTCCTGCTCCGGGCCATTGCCACGCCGCGCAGCGTTCGGGTCGCGGTGGGCACTCTCGGGCACCTGATTCGCCGCCCGAATGCGCTCATACCCCTCAACAAGCTGGCGCTTCGCGGCGTCTTTGCCCTCGGCGTTCGCCAGGTCGTTCCAATCTGTTTGCCCACTCATTAAGCCGCCTCCCGATGACTGAATTCAGGAAGCAGCACACCACCACCAAAGCGTTCTCGGCAGGCTTCGGCCGCATCAGGGCCAGCGCGTTTACCCTCTGTGGACGCCGCGTCATTGTCGGTACACCAGAGCAGCGTGACGCCGGTGGGCAGTGTGGGCACCAACCCAGCGGCCACCGCCTGCATGTTCCCGGCGTTGAAGCACACCACCGTGCACCAGCCTGTCAGTTCATGGACGGTGGCGCCGGTGGCATACCCCTCAACAAACGCCACGGGCCGGCCGGCCACAGCCGCGCCGAGCATATGAAAACACCCCTTCATGCGGCCGTACTTTGGAAACAGCTTCGTGCCTTTCTCGCTGATGCCCTGGAGGGCCCACAGGCGCCCTTCAACGTCCCGCAGCGGCACGGCGATAACGCCACGGCTCCACCGCCGGAAACTGATGTGTTCCGGCTGCGGCTTTGGAAGGTTCTGGAAAAAGGCGCGCACCTGATCGCCGGAGTGGATACGGCAGGCCATCGCCTGGTCATCGATCTCCAGCACCACCGATTGCCAGAAAAACCCGATGCCGTGAGCCCCGACACGCTTGGTGCCCAGGTAAGGGCTGGAACCGAGTGTGGAGCAGTTCCACGCCCAGATTTTATCGCACGCATCAGCAACGGCTTCGCGCAGTGTCTGGGCCCGTGCTTCATCCGCCGCAACCGTTTTTTCACGCTCACGCCGGCGACGATCACGCTCCGCCGCAAGCTGGCGCCTATCAGCGGCGGACAGCTCACGCCGAGAACGCGACCAGCCACCGTCTTGGGCCAGCTTGATCAGGGTGCCGATGGTGTAGTGGCCGGCACTGGCACTGCGCCATGTGGCCTTGGCGGAATCCTGCTTATAGCTCTGGCCACCCTGGCTCCAATCGTCGAAAAGGTCCTCGCCGGCGGCGCCGAATTCATCTTTCAGCGCCCCAGCCACTGAGAACCAGGTGTCGCGGTCGCAATCCGGGTCGATGTGCTGCAGCGCTTCGCGTACTTCATGCTCGCTGAGTGGTTCACGCTGCATGGGTTACTCCTCGCCGAACCGCTTCGCCCCTTCCACCAACCGGTGGCCGGCCTGAATCAACCGCAGCAGGTCACGCTCCAAGACGGCAATTTCATCCTGGTCTACGCGGTTATCGGCTACGGCCGTCTGCGTGTTGCGGCACATGCGCCCTACCCGATCCACCAACTCGGCTACCTCGCCGAACAGTTCCGTGCGGCTCACGTCCTCAGCGTCCGGGATCGGGATCCACACGCAACCCGTCACCCGAGACAGCGCATCGAGTATCTGCTGGTGGTCGTTGTGATCGCGGGCGAACTCAGTGATCAGCTCGAACTGCGCGAGGGTGGGCGCCCGGTCGGGGTCGTTGACGTTCAGGTTGTTGTAGAGCTGCTGGGGGTGGAAGCCGTACTTGCCGGCGATGGTGTTGATGCCGTGGCGCTTCGCCGTCAACGCCAGCGCGGTCTTGATGTCCAGAATGGTGCGCGTGGCGCGCTCCATCAGGCCCATGGGTTTGTTTCTCATGGCTAATTGCTCTCCCCGGTTACTCATTACGCCATGCCGCTACTTAGCTAAGCTGTGACGATGAATCGAAATCAGGCTCACCCACCCGCCCCACGCAGCTTGCCCGCACGAGGTCAGACGGCATTAACAATGCCGTTATGCCGCCGCAGTTCGAGCGGCGGGATCCGCCGGGAACACATCATCAAGAGTGACGGGAGACCCTTCATCGTTCCGCGCACCGGCGCGCCGCAGCACCTGGACGATGAGACGCCCAGTCTGAATATCGATCGCGCGAACGCCCCGCTCATAGGAGGACCAGCGGCTTTGGTACTCCCACCCGGCATCGATTGCCGCCTGATACTGAGAGAGCCCGACCTGCTTTCTGAAGTGACTGATTCGATTCATGCGCACATTAAAAACACGTTCTGCGTTTATATGTCAACGCGTTTTGTTGTTATCCGCCCAACACAGCCTGTGTTCAAATACGCGGCATGAGCGATATCGGTCACCGAATTTCCCAACTACGACGCGACCTTGGCTGGTCCCAAGCCGAGCTGGCCCAGCGCTGCGGCTGGGATTCTCAAAGCCGCATCAGCGGCTACGAACGTGGCGATCGCGCCCCCCGCGAGCGGGATTGGGAGATCATCGCCGAAGCACTTGGGTGCAATAAGGCTTGGCTGGTCCTTGGGATCGGCGACCCGCACACCGCACCCGGAGTTCGCGAAGAGCAGGCAACTTATTCCCATGCAAGGTCGGCACCAGTCCTGGCGCTGGAAGACCTACCCCTTCGTTTACAGGCTGATAGCGCCTACATCACCGACGATGGCCGTCCAATGCGCCCCCTGCCGGCAAGCGCTCCATTAGGTGCCGTTTGGGTCCGGATTACCGGTGACACCATGATCAACCCCGCCGGCGCACCGAGCTTGACGCCAGGCGCCTGGGCCTTAATCGAGCCCTGCGCACAGGCGAGAACCGGGGAAATCGTCGCCGCCTCTGTGAACGGAAACCCCACCATCCGCATGATCGTTGAGGACGCCGGGCAGACCTACCTAAAGGCACTTAACCCCACCTATCCAGTTATCCCTGTTGATGGACAACTCGACATTCTTGGCGTGATCCACCACGCAGAGATCGCACTTTAAGGCCCTTCTGTCTCAGCACATTGAATTTTCGCGCCCGCGAAAAACGCATTTCGTGTTGACGTGGTAGTTATTTCTGTGTTTCCTTAACGCATATCGCGTTTTTGGAGGCACACATGGCCAACATCTACATCCACCCAACAGCTACCACCCGGCAGCACATCGAGGCCATCCAGGCCCGCACTGGTTTGGTCGCCGTTTTGGGTAAGAACGGCCCCGCCCGGTTGATCCAGGATGCTCAGCGCCCAAGCGCTGCCGCCCGGCTGAAAGCACGCCTTGCACGTTCTTTCTGGACCCCGCCTACGCCCGACGACTTCCCGCCGGGGGCCGCATGAGCCACCGCGACGTGATGCACAACGCCCGCCGGGCCTTCGCCCGCGCCCCGGTCACCAGTGACCTGCGCGCCGCAATGGGCCACAGCGGCCAGCTGCTGGACCGCTACACCCGGGACTTGCCCGATACCACCGCCGCCCTGCGCACTCGCGAGGCACTCACTGAGTGCGCGAATCGCTACCTCGCGCGCTGCCGCCGCGCGGCTCAGAACAACAAACTGCAAGGAGCACACCCATGAAGGGACCGTTTCAATTCAGCCTCGCCGACGAACGGGCGCTGCGCGAAGCCATCCGCCGTCGCGGCACCACGGTGCTGCACCTGGGCCAGCACAGCATCGCTATCCGCAGCACGCCGTTTAGCCACGACATTGATCTGCGGGTGCGCGACATCACGGACCGCGACTGCCCCGCCCCGCCGGTGATCTACCGGGACCAGAACCAGCCCGCGCTGCTGTACATCGGCGCCGCTGACGCGATCACGCGCCACATCAACCGGAAAGCCATCCGAGGTGCAGCATGAGCTTACGCAACCCCGACATGACCACGGTTTCCGGGCGCGCCGACCACGTGCTCAACACCCTGGTCCGCATCGGACGGACGCTACCTCTCGGCGAATGCAACGGGCGCTGGGCGCAATCATTCGCTGACGCCGTGGCTCTGCTCGGCAGGCCCATCGAGGACTACACCGTCGGCGAACTGTTGAGCCTGGCTCACCAGCACGCGGAGCAGTGGCTCGAAAGCGAGCACGACTGGCAGGCCGAACAACAACACCTCATCGACACCGGTGGCCTGACGCACACCACCGACGGCACGGAGCTTACCCAATGAAAATAATCGGATTCGCCGGCCCCGCCGGCGTCGGCAAAAACACCGCCGCCCTGGCGCTGGCCACCGACTGGCAGACCAAGGCCGAGGCCATCGCCGCCCCCCTATACGACGGTCTGTCTGGCTTGATCGGCATGGACACCACCGCCGTGACCCTCGCCGATCTCTGCGAGGACCGGACGTTCAAGCGCACACCCAGCACCAGCCTGGGCAACCTCACGCCACGGCGTTCGCTGCAGCTGTTCGGCGACTGGGTGCGGCAGACCTTCGGCCAGGACTACCTGCTCAAGCGCCTGGAGGCGCGTCTCGCCCAGCTGGAAAACTTTCAGGACACGCCGGAAATCTTGGCGATCACCGACATACGCACAGAGCCCGAGACCAACTGGGTACGCCGCCACGGCGGCCTGGTGATCCACGTCAGCCGGGGCGACGCGAGCATGGGCAAGGGCGAGGCCCCGGACCACAGCACCGAACAGCCGCTCACCTTCCACCAGGGCGACCTGTACGCCCTCAACGCGGGCACCGTCGATGACCTGGAAGTGCAGGTGCGGGCTATGGTGCGCTGCTGGCTCGGTCAGGGAGTGGCGGCATGAACGCCCTCACCCGACTGCCAGCGAAAGCCCTGTTCAACTACACGGCGAACCGGCCGTGCCGCCTGATCCAGCCGGAGGGCAAGCCCTACCTGGAACGCTACTGGCTGGGCGAGAAACACAACCGGTTCTGGTACTTGCACCGCTTCCTGCGCAACGACGCAGAACGCCACCTGCATGACCACCCGTGGGATACCGCACACAGCCTGGTGCTGACCGGCCGCTACACCGAGGAACGCGGCATCGCGTACCCCCTGCACCAATCGCTCGGCCATGCCGTGATCAACCTCGGTGAACGGCGGGTCCGCTGGTTTAACACCCTGGCGCGCAGCCACCGCGAGATCGACCTGCACCGGATCACCACGATCCAGCCGGAGACCTGGACGCTGTTCTGGCACGGCGCCTGGGCCCACCCCTGGGGCTTCTACCAGGGGGACCGCTATCAGGAATACAAACCGGTGCCCTACGGCCCCGAGGAATACGCCTGGTGGCACGACGCCAAGCTGGGCCGCGACATCGGCCGCGAGCCGTTCAACGCATAGGAGAACTGCCATGCACCGCTCCGCCAACGACAGCACCTACCGCATCCGTCACGCCGCCCGCGAGCTCCAGGTGGGCGACCGAACGCTGCGCCGGCACCTGGAAGCCGCCGGCGCATTTCAACGCGACGGCGTCACCGGCCGCACCCGGGCGAACCCGGCCTGGATCCGTGCCGGTTGGCTGGTGGAGCGCGAAGAGCAGTTCACCCATCCGCATGTTGGCCCGCAATGGTACGTCCGCGTGGAGATCACCACCGCCGGCCTGGACCACCTGCGCCATCAGCTCAAGCACAGCGCAGCGTAGGAGGCCCCATGCGAAGCCAATACAACGCCACAACGATTCAGATCCCGCTCCCCAGCGAGCGGGCCCTGGCCGGCCGCAACCGGCTCCGATTTTTACCGACGGCGCTCACCGTCACCGCGGTGGCCCTGGTGGCCATCGCCCTTTTCTAAACCACAAGCAAGCAAGGGGAGAAACCCATGAGTGAAGCACTCGCAAAGACCACCACCGCACTCGTAATCGGCGCCGCCATGGAGGGCGGTTACTTCGCTGGCGTGATCAACGTCGCCGGCACCCACTACGGCCTGGTGCTATCACCGAAAGCCGGCGACCTGGACCCGCTGCCGTGGGGCGAGTTCGGCCAGGACATCGGGGCCACCAGCTGCTGCGACGGCATGGCCAACACCGTGGCCATGGCCGAAGCCGGCAGTGAACTGGCCCAGGCCATTCAGAAGCTGGAGATCAACGGCTTCGACGACTGGTACCTGCCGGCCCGTGACGAACAGGAAATGCTCTATCGCCAGTTCAAGCCGCAGGACCGCGACAACGCCGCCACCTTCCGCGACGGGGACAACCCCAGCAGCGTCCCGGCGGGCTACCCGTACACCGCCGCCCTGCCCGTCCAGACCACCGACGCGGAGTTTCAGGCGGACGGCCCGGAAGCGTTCCAGCCGCGCTTCTACTGGTCGAGCTCGCAGTTCTCCGCCTACAACGCCTGGCTTCAGGTCTTTGCCAGTGGCCTCCAGTACTGCGTCCACAAGGGCGGCGCCCGTCGGGCTCGCGCCGTCCGCAGATTCCTCATCAATTAATCCATTCATCCATTAAGGGCGCGCAGCGCCCTTCGCGCGCCATTTTTGGGAGATAGAGCATGAACCCGAATCAGAGCAACGAGCTGATCGACATTCAGATTCACGGCGCCACCGTGCGCCTGCCCCGGCAGACGGTGATCGACAACTGGCTGGCGTCCCTGCCCGCCAATGAGCCCCGCCCCACCGACGTGCCGCCATCGATCGGCGAGGCTTGGCCCAGCCAGGGCGGCGTCTACGCCGGCATGATGCGCGGCGAGAACGGCCAGCCGGATTACCACCTGATCGTTCCCAGTGTCGACCCGCACGCTGTTGTCGAGCAGGCCGAAATTAAAGAGATCAAATGGGGTAGCGCGGGAAAAGAAGAGACCGCCGCAACGAGTGAGCGCGACGGTCTCGCCAATACCCGCGCGTTGATCGCCTCTGACAATGATCACCCCGCTGCCCGCTGGGCTTCCAATCTTGAACTCTACGGCCACCGCGACTGGTACCTGCCGGCGCGCCGTGAGCTGGCCCTGTGCTACGCAACGGTGCCCGAGCTGTTCGAGAAGTCGGGCTACTACTGGTCCAGCTCGCAGTACTCCGCCTACAACGCCTGGCGTCAGGACTTTGCCTATGGCGGCCAGGACTTCGGCCACAAGGGCTACGCCCTTCGGGCTCGCGCCGTCCGCAGATTCATTAGCCATTCAGCCCTTTAACCCTTAGGGCGCGAAGCGCCCTTTTCGCGAGTTTTTTCAGCATGGCATTGCATCACCAGCTCCCGATTTACCGGCTTTCCTACGACCTGCTCTCGGTCGCAGTTGAAGTCACGCGGAACATCCCGCGGGACTTCAAGCGGCTGCTAGGTGAAAAGGTGCGCGAGGAGTGCGTGGAGATGCTGGTCCTGATCTTCAGGGCCAACACCGCCCGCAACAAAACGCCCCACATCGAGGATCTTCTGGAGCGCCTGCAGGTGGTGGAGTTATTGCTCCGCCTCTGCCGTGACAAGCGCTTCATCAGCACCGGGCAGTACGCCCGCGCGGTGGAGATCACCGACCAGATCGGTCGGCAAGCCACGGGCTGGAAACGCCACTCAAAGGCGTCGCCTGCTGTATGACCGTCATGGCGGCCATACCCGTGCGATTTTTGAATCTGGTCGTGCCGCTGGCCACCGGCCACCGCCACGCGCACCAGGGAAACCACCGGGCAGCGCCCGGCAGGTCCCGCGCAGTTTCCCCGCTGATCGGCCACGGCCTTCGGTGGGGCGACGTAGATAGCACGATACGGCGCAGTACTCCGCCAACAACGCCTGGAATCAGGACTTTGCCAATGGCAACCAGAACAACGACCACAAGGACAACGCCCTTCGGGCTCGCGCCGTCCGCAGATCCATACCCGCAAGGCCATGCTGACTTTTCTTTTGAAGAACTGGCCCAAGCTTACTTCGACTGCCGCCGAGCAAAGCGCACTAGCTGCTCCGCGCTCGACTTCGAGATCAACCTGGAGCGCAACCTGGTGGCACTCGACGCCGAGCTGCGCGACGGCAGCTACCGGCCCGGGCCCTCTATTTGTTTCGTGGTGACCCACCCCAAACCTCGCGAGGTATGGGCCGCCGAATTCCGCGACCGGATTGTCCACCACCTGCTCTACAACCGGATCGCCGACCGCTTCCACCGCCGGTTCATCGCCGACAGCTGCGCCTGCATTCCCGGCCGGGGCACGCTTTACGCCGCCCAGCGGCTGGAACGGAAAGTGCGCCGCGTCACCGAAAACTGGCAGCACCGCGCCTTCTACCTCAAGTGCGACCTGGCGAACTTCTTCGTCAGCATCGACAAGCGCATTCTCCACCAGCAGCTCATCGCGCAGATACCTGAACCCTGGTGGCGCGAGCTGGCCACCCTGGTGCTGTTCCACGACCCGCGCGAGCACCACGAAGTGCGTGGCCGTCGGGAACTGCTCGAGCGGGTGCCGGCCCACAAGCGGCTGGGCGAGCAGCCCGCCCACCTGGGCCTGCCCATCGGCAACCTGAGCAGCCAATTTTTCGCCAACGTCTACCTCGACGCCCTGGACCAGTTCGTCAAACACCGGCTCAGAGCGCGCAACTACGTGCGCTACGTCGACGACTTCGTGCTGCTGCACCGAGACCCCGCGTGGCTCACCAACGCCCACCGCCAGATCGAGGCGTTCCTGCCGGCGACACTGGCCGCCCAGCTCAACCCACGCAAAACCATCATCCAGCCGGTGGACCGCGGTATCGATTTCGTCGGCCAGGTCATCAAGCCCTGGCACCGCACCACCCGACGCAAGACGGTGCGCCACGCCGAACACCGCATCGCGACGGTCCCCGCGGGGCAGCTCCGCGAGACCGCCAACAGCTATTTCGGCCTGCTGCGCCAGGCCAGCCACAGCGAACGCGACCGCATGCGCCTCACCCGCGCCGTATTCCGCCGGGGCCGTGCCGTCAGCGGCGACCTCACCAAAACGTACGGAGGCCGATCATGAGCAACGACGCACCGATCAAGGAACTCACCTGGGACGAACAGGCCACCTGGGGCACCTGCGCCGCCTGCGGCGCCAGCCACGGCGAGCCCTGCGACCCGGACATCGGCTGGGCCCTGGGCGGCGTTCGCCCGCAGAACGGCGCCCACCTGTGCCGCATCAAGAACGCCCCGCAGCGAGTCCGCCTGGAGCGTGCCGCATGATCGTCGCCACTTACTCCGTGCACGACAAGAACCCGCGCATTAGCGACCGCGCCGCCGGTCTCGGCCCGCGCCGCTGGCAGATCAAGCTGTACGCCCAGAACGGCGATGACCGTGTGACCCACGAATTGCGCCCCGATGGCCAGTGCTACCTGGTCGACGTGCTGCCCCTGGCCACCGACGCCATTGATGAGCTGCTCGCGGAGTTCGACCACACGATCACTGCCGCCGGCTTTCAGGTGGTGGCGCTGCGATGAGCACTCCAGCGCCAGGCCTCGACCAACATTTCACGCCGACATGGGCCGCCGAGCTGCTGCTTCAACGGCATTTCCCGGACCTTGATCAGAGCGACGCGGTCTGGGAACCCACCTGCGGCGACGGCCGTTTCCTGCTGGCCGTCCCGCCGGAGGTTCCCGCCTTTGGCAGTGAGATCGATCCCGCCCAGGCCACCGCCGCCAGGGCGAACACCGGCCGTCCCGTGATCACCGGCGATTGCCTCAGCGTTGAACTGCCCACCCGGCCCACCGCGGTAGTGGGTAACCCGCCGTTCCAGGCCGAGCTGGTGCAGGCGCTCCTGGATCGCTGTCACTTCGAGCTGGGCGACGGCGATCGGGTCGGCCTGCTGCTGCCCGTCTACCTGTTTCAGACGGCCGCCACGGTCATCCGGTACCACCACCGCTGGTCAATCCGCCAGGAGCTGCTGCCCCGCAATCTGTTTCAGGGCCTCACGAAGCCGCTGCTGTTCGCGCTGTTCACCAAGGAACAGCGGCGCACGCTCCACGGCTTCTTCCTCTACACCGAGACGGACGCCCTTCTCGCCGGCGTGCACCCCCGACTGCGCGCCTACCTGATCGGCAACCTGAGCACCGCCCAATGCTGGCGCGACGCTGTGCGCGTAGCCCTCGAAGCCTGCGGCGGGCGAGCCACCCTTTCCGAACTGTACGCCTGCTTTGAGAGCGGCGGACGCCCTACCACCAATCGATTTTGGCGCGAAAAAGTCCGGCAGATTGCTGGCAAGCACTACCACCGCATCGCGCCGGGCGAGTACGCACTAGCAATGGGAGACACCGCATGAACGTCAACGAGCGCGCGGCGCAGATGCTCCACCAATACGCCGACTACCTGCGTGATGAGCGCCCTCCCTCGGGCCACGAGGACGCTGACGCCGCTGAAATGCAGGAGGCCGAAGCCAGAGCCTTAGCCGACGGACTGACTCACGGCATCCACCTGATCACTGCCGCGCCGGTGCTACCAGACGATGATGGCTTCTGGGCGCACCCTGCCATTCCAGACCACTTCGATGAAGACCCAGCGCCGTTCCAACGCTGGCTTAACGAACAACTGCTGGATTGCGCCCCGCAGGAAGTCGGTGACGAAGATGGCGGGGTAGCCGCCGATTGGGCAGCTTCCAAGCCCGCCGGCACCGGGTGGTTCCTGCTGCAGCTGATCGACACCGAGGACGGCCCGACGGCTTTCTGGGTGCGCCGGCAGGCCGCCACCATTGCGGATCTCCGCGAAGCCCTCGCCAACGCCCTGGAAGCGGATCCGAACACACCGGAGGGCTATCTCGCCCTGGCGGCGGCCCGCGCCGTCCTCGACCGGGCTGGCAGGCAAGACACGCTCAGTCAGTACGACCGAGGGTGGAATGATCATATGGCCGCAGCCGCCCTGCCGCCCCGGATGCACGTGGTGCTTCATGAGCTCCACAGGGCCTGCCGTAAATTCCCGACTTGGCCCACCGACCCACTCCACGCCATGGGCGTGGTGAACGAAGAGGTGGGCGAACTCAGCAAAGCCGTGCTTCAGGCGGTGTACGAGCCTGAGAAGAACCCGGAGGGCGCCGTCGAAAAAGAGGCCCTTCAAGCCGCCGCCATGCTGCTGCGGTTTCTCGCATCGCTGGACCGGTACACGTTCAGGGGCGCTCCGCAGCACGTCCAGGACATTAAAAACGAAAGCCCCGATTGCCCTGGCCACGCCAAACCATTGACTGGCAGCTACTCGGACGGGGGTGCGATATGAATCTGGACAAGCATGAACACCTCCGCGCCGTGATATCAGATCGCGAGGACTTCCTGAGGGCAGCCGAGCAGGACGTGGTCTGGGCTTTGGAGGAAGCCTTCCCCGCCGGAATGGACCTGATCTGCCACCACGGCGACCAGCGGTTTCTTGTCGTCTCTCTTGGCGAGGCGGACATCTACGGCCACCGCCTGCAGGTAGAAAACCCGAACACGGGCAAGGTGTCCTGGCGCTACTGGCGCAGCCTGCACCACCTCACCGCTGAGCGTCTGCATGGAGGGCACCGTGATGCCTAACATTGACCCCAGACTCCTAGAACGCTCCAGGCATTGCACCATATGCCGTCAGGTAGTCAGTTTGATCCACCGAGGCGCAGATAATCACGAGGCCCTGCTGGTCGGCCTACTGGCGGCCTCAAAAGGCAAACACGCGGCAGAGCAGTTGGCCGATGCTGCGCTCGCGAATGCACCCGTACAAAGCCACATCGGCACGGCGGATCGGTAATGGGCACCTTCCGCGGCAACCTGCAGGCGAGCCTCAACTTCGGTGAGCTGGTGGTGGACAACTTCGCTGGCGGTGGCGGCGCCTCCACCGGCATCGAGCGGGCCATAGGCCGACCCGTAGACATTGCCATCAACCACAACCCCATCGCCCTGGCGATGCACGAAACCAACCACCCGCACACCCGTCACTACTGCGAGTCGGTGTGGGACGTGGATCCGCGCAAGGTCTGCAAGGGCCAGCCGGTGGGGCTGGCCTGGTTCAGCCCCGACTGCACCCACCACAGCAAGGCCCGGGGCGGGAAGCCGGTGAGCCCCCGGGTGCGCGGCCTCGCCTGGGTAGTGATGCGCTGGGTGGGAACGGTTCGGCCTCGGGTAATCATGCTCGAGAACGTCGAAGAGTTTGTCAGCTGGGGGCCGGTGGTGCGTGATGGCAAGGGTGGTTGGAAGCCCTGCCCGAAACGGAAAGGCCACACCTTCAAATCCTTCGTCAACGCCCTGCGCCGGCACGGCTACACCGTGGACTGGAAAGAGCTGCGGGCGCACGACTACGGCGCCCCGACGATCCGCAAGCGGCTATTCCTGGTAGCACGCTGCGATGGGCTGCCAGTGCTCTGGCCGGAGCCCACGCATGGACCCGGACTCAAACCCTACCGCTGCGCGGCGGACATCATCGACTGGTCGCTGCCCTGCCCCTCGATATTCCTGACCAAGGAACAGGGCAAAGCCGCCGGCGTCCGCCGACCCCTGGCCGAGGCGACACAGCGCCGGATCGCCGAGGGCCTGCGCCGGTTCGTCTTCGAGCACCCGGAACCGTTCATCGCACCCCCGGGCGCCATAGTCGGGTGCGGCGGCCGCGCCGGCCAGTCCCGCCCCCGCGGCTTGCACGAGCCGCTGGCCACCATCACCTCGAAGGGCGACGCCTGCCTGGCCGTGCCCTACCTGGTGCCCCGCTACGGTGAAGCCCAGGGCCAGCGGCCGCGCACCAGATCCGCGCGGGCGCCACTCCCCGCTATCGTGCCCACCGGCAACCATGGCCAGCTGGTCCAGGCGTTCCTCGCCAAACACTACACAGGCGTCACCGGCTCGGAGTTGAAACGGCCGATCGGCACGATCACCGCCCGGGACCACCACTCCCTGGTCACCAGCCATATGGTCAAGCTACGCGGCGACAACATTGGCAGCCACCCAGCTGGGCCGCTGCACACGATCAGCGCCGGGGGCTGGCACCACGCCGAGTGCCGCGCGTTCCTGATGAAGTATTACCGGGAAGGCGGGCAATGGTCGGACCTGCGCGAGCCCGTGCACACCATCCCCACGAAGGCCCGAATGGGCTTGGTTCTGGTGAAGGGCCAGCCCTATCAGATCGTGGACATCGGCATGCGGATGCTCCAACCCCACGAACTGTTCCCCGCCCAGGGCTTCGGGCCGGACTACATCATCGACCGTACTTGGGACGGACGGCGCCTCACCAAGGCAGAGCAGAACCTGATGTGCGGCAACAGCGTCTCGCCGTTCCCGTGCGAAGCGCTGGTCTCCCTTAACTACCAACCCAACGTCGCCGCCGCTGCTGCGGCCTAGGAGTAAGCCTTGAAAACGCTGTTCCTGATCATGGCCGAGTTCGAATCTGCTGAGATTCCACTAGACGCCCTGGCAGAGAAGTACCTGGGTCTGAGCCCAGCGCAGGCGAAGCGCCGCGCCGCCAGGCAGGCGCTGCCCTTTCCGGCACATCGGGGAAGCAAAAGCCAAAAGGCGCCCTGGCTGGTACACGCCCAGGACCTCGCGGACCACTTGGACGCCCAGCGTGAAGAGGCGTGCCGAGAATGGAGAGCAATCAACGATGCAGCCTAGTCAACCGCCAGATTGAATCAGTTCCTAAACACCCGACATTTCATCCCCTCCAGCCACCCCAAAGGGTTCGCCATAGGGGGTTTCCAGTGTGGGATGCTCCTTATATTCGCAATGGCTATTGGTTTTATAAACTAACTGCTCAAAAAATACCGCTAAAATCTGGTAGTGATGTTTAGGCGAAATGGTACTTACTGAGAGCGCTTCTATGACATCCCGGTAGGAATGCCCAGAAATATAAATCGGCCGATCGACAGCTATTTCTCGTCCGCCCTCTTTAACGATCTTGGAATTCTCAAGACACATGATCGCGATGTCGAAAGCTACGATGGCATTAATATCCGCTTTCTCCGGTGAAACGTCTTCTATTGTGCGAATAGTAGTCTTGATGGGCTTGTAAGCTAAGAAGTGGGAGACGAAATTTGCTACCTTCTTGAAAGCACTCGCTTTGGCTAAGCCATCGGCGTGAGGGAAATTTTGCCGAATCTCTCCACAAATTTGGGCTAGTTGCTCAGTATCGATCTGAACATCTTCCGCACCCAACTCCTTAGTGTACTTATCGATGTACTGAAGGATATTGATATAATCGGATTCTAGTTGTTTATTATAGATCATCACGGTGGCAACCCTCCAAAAAAAATCGCCCCAAACCAACGGCCTGGGGCGATTATCTTATAGCTTATACTTAAAACCTAATGTTAGCTCTATGCTTTCGCTTCAGATTGCAGCAACTGGCGGCAACGTTTACCAAACTCGGCGGCACGCGCACCAATTTGCTCGAATGTCATAGCAGGTAGAACGCCGGTCGCGTTGCTGTTAGAAAAGCACTGCGGACGCTTCGCCATAATCGGTTTATCGAATTCTTCAGGCGATCTCACGTTAGCGTGAACCAAGTTTTCGAATATGTACTCCCGATTTTCGCTCATAGGTGTCTCCTGCGGTCGATGTCTGATTGCATCGAAATAGTGCCCCAAATGGGCCGGCTTTATAGCTAAAGCTTTTTAGTTTGTCAAGCACTTTCGGTGCCGGCTTCCCGATATCAACTATTAGATATCACTTCCTCGCTGTCAATCGCCTGCTGACTAAAGGTTGTAAAGTTCTCTTAACTGACACACATCAGGCCCGAGGATTGAACTCCACCCGCTCACCGCGCCGGGCAGGCATGTTCACGTACCGCCGCAGGCTGTCCCAGCTCTCATGCAGGCTCACCTGTTGGATCTGGGGCACCGTATAGCCGTCTTCACCCAGCCGGGACAGGGCCTCATGCCGAAGATCGTGGAACCGCAGGTCAA